CTTCTATATATAATGCTTGAATATCTTTGATTGTACCAATTAAATAAATTATTACCAGAACTATCGCATAAAAAACCTCTATAATAGTATTGACCATTAACTATTGAATTAAACCCATATGGTAAATCTAAATCGTAAACATATTCATTAGAATCAGTAAAATATGAATCAATTTTAACATTTGTCAATCTTTGTGTTACACTAATTTTAAAATCATTAAGTTCAACCCAATCATTACTTTCAGAACCTTGAACTGTACCAATATAGAATTGTATTGTTAAACTTGAAGTAAATGGAACTCTAATACAAGAAACAGTTTGAGTACCTTTTAAATTAGGCGAATAAGGGATAGGATAATAATAAGAACTTCCAGATAAAATATTAGACCATTCTTCATTTTGATTCCAAAAATATCCATTGTCAAGCATAATTTTAACATACATTACATTAGTAGGTATGCCACTACCTCCAGATTGAACAATACTAAAACTTACATCAAAATTATCTAAAAATTGAACAGTTGGTAAATTAGTTGGCGAAACCCAAGCATAAGATGCAGTTCCATTTTCCTTGTATAATAAATATGAGTTTAATTTTGCTTCAAGATATGGTTTAATAAATAATTGAGAAGTCGCACCACTAAATTGAGCATCCCAACCAGTAGCTATATTACCAACGTATTCTTTTAAATCATAGTTAGTAATGTAATTATCAGGGTAATCAATATCTTTATCAATTCTAACTTTATTAAATCCTTTTTTTAATATCTTAAATTGGCTATTGTCTACAAAATAAGCACCAGATGTATTTGCCGAATAACCTTGTATTGTTAATGTTTCGTTTCTTGTTCCAAATGAAACAATAGAAGAAGCAGCATTGTAAATTGTATAATAATATGAATTTTGTGCAAACTCATTTAATGGAACTATAAACCACATTCCTTCAGCTTGAAAGAACCTACAACCAAATGACTTAGAGAAATCTCGTATTAAATCAAGGCAGTTTATTGTTTCTAAGTTATTATCTAATAATGTTGAATATCTAACATAAGTTTGGTTCAAAGGCTCATTGCTTCCTAATGTTGCTCTATTAGCCATACCATTAGCAAAATAACTAATTCCAGATAATAGGTTTAATGAAGTAGGGAATTGTATGTAATCTAAACACTCTAAAATTACTTCAAGTGCTTTTTTTCTACTAATTAAATAATAAGAAACAGGCATTTCATACTTAATACTTTCAAGCATACCTAAACCATCAATAGCATTAAAAGCTAATTCTTTTCTACCTGTTGTAAATGATATGTCTACACTATCACTTAAAGACCAACCTTGCCATTCTAAAGTTTCTCCGTAAAATAATTTTACAAGATACTTTCTATCATCTAAAGTAGCAAAATTTGGCATATCAGCCACATTATCGGTTACATCTATACCAACACTTAATTGACTAACTACAATAGGCTCATAAATATCATCACTCTTAGGTATATATTCTAAACTTATATTTAAACCATCGTATTCAATAAGATCACCTGCATATGAATCTTCAAGTAAGTGAACGTATGAAATAACACCAGATTTACTTGCAAATGTTATTTTGTATTTTAAATTGTATGCCATTATATTCCACGTCTTAAATTAAGTGATGAATTAGAACGTTGTAAAGCTAATACTAAATCATTTCCTTTTAGCACAAATTGACCATTTTGTCCCATACTATTACCTGACATTGAACCAGCATTAAATGAAGATTGCATTATGTTTCCAAGTTTGCTTAATGGTAACACCGCCTCGCTTTCGCTTCCCTCTCCAATCATTGCTAATGTTGGACCAGTTGCAATTCCACCATCTGCCAACCCAAGTAAACTTTTAAATGCAGTAAAAAATGAAACACCGCCTCCTGCAACATTTGAAGCACCACCACTCAATAATGACATAACACCAGCAAATGCAGCTGCTTGAACTAATGATTCTGCTATACTTCTTGCCAATCTACCAAACATTTGACCCAATGCATCACCAAGAGATAAGCCTTGTTGCATTGCATCAACCATTCCAAATATAGCACCTGTTACATTTTGTGAAATGTTTTGTGCAAATTCGCTATATCTATCATTTAAATCTTTTAATCTCTTTTTATCTGCTTCATCTTGTTTATTTCTTGCTTTTGCATCTTTCATTAATAAAGCACCTAATCCTGTATTGTTAGATTCTTCTGTTAAATCTTTAGCCTGTTTTTCAAAGAAACTTTTTCTTTTATCTTCTTCTTTAATTGCATTTAGATCATATACATCTAAAATAGGTCTAAGATCAAGTTTATTAAACTTTTCTCTTAAAGCCTTCATCTTGGCTAACTCTAAAGTAAGTGCTTTATTTTCTTCTCTTGCATAGTTTACAACAGGAGAATTATTTGGGTCAGGTGTTTCAATATCTGTTAAAGTAGTAACTAATTCTAAATTTTTAGATTTTGCAGTTGCTATAACAGAATTTAAAGAATCTAATAATGGTTTATTTCTTTTTTCAATTACTGATTTTTGGCTTTCAACAGATATAACTTTTCCACCAAAATCACCAATACCTCCACTTGATACAGTAATAGGTTTTAAAGCACCTATTTCATTTTTTTGTTGTGCTAATATTTTTGCACGTTCAGCGTATGCAGAAGATAGAATTTGTTGTGTATTTTTTTCTTTACCAGCTGCATCTTCTTGTATTGCAGCTACATTAACTAAATGTACTAAATATGCTTTATCTGTTTGAATTGTAGCATCCTTTATAGCTTTATTATCAGAATATAAATTCTTTAGTCTTTTTAGTGCTTCTTCTTGACTTTTTGTATCGCCACCTGCAATAATATTAACTAAGTTTAAACCAACAGTTCTGTTTGATTGAGCCTCTCCAACTATTTTATAAATATCTTGGTTTAACTTGTTTAGTTCTTCTCTAAAAGTCTTTAATTTATCAGTTGGACCTTTAAAGAATTCAGATATTTCTTTACTAAATGTAACTGCTAAAGAAGATACAACACCTAAAGCAATACCTATACCAGCAGGACCAGCTAAACCTGCAACCATTGATTTCAATGCATTTGCAGAACTGCCAGTTTCTTTTTGTAATCTTTGGAACGATTCTAATAAAGGGTTTAAGTTATTCGCAATACCTATAAATCCATAAGGAGCATCTTGAGCAACCCTTGATAAGTTTGATAAAGCATTAGTTGCATCTCCAACAGGTCTACCAACGCTATTCATCCTAGTATTTAATTGGGTAATAGCGCCACTTACATAGCCAATTTTTGAAGTTAATTTATCTATTTCTCCAACATCAACTGACTTCTTTAATGCAGATTGTAATTTCTTAAGTAAATTTTCGGCTTTGATTAATTCAGCACCTAAATCTTCTGTTTTAGCACCGATATTAATTTGTATATCTAAAATTTCTGCCATCTTTATTAATTTACTCCGTACAATTTAAGTGTTCTTGCTAGTTGTTCATCAGTTATTAAGACCCTTTCCTCATCAACATCTGCCTCATCTAAATCTGGAATACTCCAAAAAGCCTTCATACTTTTAGGATTTTTCTCGGTTGTGGAACTTAGATATACAATATAGGCAAGGTTTCTAGTCCTTGCCCATTCGTTTAACTCGTTTCTTTCCTTACCTAAAACGATAATGGAAAAGTCCTTCCAAGTCATATCCCAAAATTCATTTGGTCGTATTCCGCACTCCGCAGCCTTAACTAGAATATCATCCCAGCTTAGCTTTGTTAGGCTTTTTTTTTTCTTCTTCCTTTTTTACACCTGTAATGGTGTGGACTGTATTCTCAACGATATATTTTATATAGTCAATAATTTGACCTTCTTCGCTAAAAATAGAACCCACTTCATCAATCCATTCACAAGCATCATCAATAGAGTACGCAACCTCTTGTTTATTACTTACACAAGCAGATTTGTAACCAATGTAAACAAGCTGGACTATTATGTCTAAACTTGTTTGAGCCGTTGAAAGAACTTTAAAGTACTCATCAATACCGATATTGTTTTGTTTAGTAAACTCACGCATTGCCCAAGTACCCCACTTTAGGTGGATTGTGTTGTTGTTAGTCTTTAATTGAAACATAGTTTTTTATTTATTATGCTTGTTCAGTTTGTGTAATAGGAGGAACACTTACTACCAAAGTTGCAGTAAATTTAACATCATCCTTATCAGCAGCATTAACATTAAAGTTGCTAATAAAAACTAAACTTGTAGGAGTTCCGCCATAATAAACATCTCCAGTTGTAGGAACTGCTTTACCCATCTTAATTGCAAATAAAGTCTTTGCAGCGTGAGCATCGTATAATTGTTGGTAACTATCTTTAGATGGAGTTCCTGTTTCATCAATCGCAAAACCTTCACACTCAAAAGATTGATTGAATGAAGGACTTGGAGTGTATTGATCTCCACATTTAGAAGTTGCATCAATCGTTCCTAAAGTTGATGTCAAAGAGTTGGTAGTCAAACAAGCAATAGGCTTGTATGTTCCGTCATTGTTGATGTCAGCTAAGAGGATATAATCTCTTGCGCCTACTTTTGTTTCTGCCATTTTATTTTATTTTAATTTTGAGTTATTATTATGTTATATGTTATTAATACTCTAAAAACGTTATCTAAAGGGTTTAAGCCGTCTAAGTTTCTTACACTTTCAACACTTAAACTTGATGCAGTAAATCCGTTTGCCAATGTTATATTGGTGTCAGAATTTATTGCGTTCAAGACTAAATCGCTTATAGCTTCAGCACGTTTATAACCAAAGTTAGCATTTTTTGTAATAATATCAACTGTGATGCTAATACTATTTGTATAACCTGCTTTGCCTTGATCTTGGCTTGAAGTTCTACCTGTCATAACAATATACTCATCACCAGCACCTTCAGGAGCAAAACCATCATATACAACCAAACTACTCGCACTTGTCAAGTTAGTATAAAACCACTTCTTTATCTCAATATTAGGATTTAACATTTTCAATTACTTTTTTTATGTTATTTATCATCTTTGGCTTTTCTGTTTCAAAAGCTGGTATTAAAAATGGTTGTGGTCGAATACCTTTTCTTAATATGTTAATAGCTATTGCATAAGCAATCGACTTATCGTTACCTCCACCAATTCCTTTTCTTCTAACCCATAAAGTCAAAGCCTCAACCATATCTTTAAAAGTACCTGCCTTTTTCCCTTTAAATCCACTTGCTAACTCCTCAAATCCAGCAGGGATGCTTACTTTTCCACCCGTTCCAAACTCTATATAAGGAGCATAAGAAGCACTTGCGCCAATAGTAAAAACAAATCCTTTATCTACATTTTTTTCTTTTAGGTAAATGCTATTTCTTAATTGACCCATATTTACAGGTGCTAATCTTTTAGCTCCAGATTGAATGTTTAATGCAGATGCGTTTACTTCATTCTTTACATCTTCTTGCACTTTTTTATCAAAAGATTGTAGTTTGCCTAAAACTTCAGATATGTTTACTATATCAAATGTAAATCCACCCATTATCTGTAAATTATTAACTCCAAGAACCTATTTTGATTCTCTACGTTCTTAATTGAATGTATCGTATATCTTGAACCTTCAACATCAACCTCGTAGGAATTATTGATGTTAACGCCAAAACGAATATAAAGCCTGTTCCTTTGGTCAAATTGTAATTCTGACTGATCTATCTCACGAACTTGATTATCTGGTCTTAAATCGCCCCAAACTGTGCTTTGTAGGGCAAATGTCGTAGTGAACCCACCTTGACCATCACTTGTCCTTGTTGGAGCATAGATTAAGACTTCACGAGTCATCGTGTTGGCATCAACGTAGTTTGCTTTCGCTTTTCCTAACTTCATATTATAAAATTGGGGATATTCTTGTCCATCTTTGACACGCTTTCCAAGACTTCTCACAAATACCTGAATCGCCATCTAATCCTCTATTCTCGTAATCGTAGCTGATTTGATCTAATATAGCTAATTTAAGGTCTTTAGGGATAGTTGTGTAACCAGCCTCATAAGTAGCCTTTAAGTTGGCATATCTTGGAGATGATAGTTTTGGGAACTCATTACCTATTAATTGTAGGTTAGGTGTTGTAATCTCTAAACCATCTTGCTCCATATCAAACAACTCAAACGTATCAATGTCAACTGGTCCGAAAGGAATATCAAAGTTCCCACTAATATTGTTGAAATATGTAGTGATGTCTTTTGGGATTAAACTCAATCCTGTTGCCACTTCAATAGCTTCTCTTGCTTGTGTAATCATCAAAGTAATCAAGGTATCTTCAGCGTTTGTTGTAACACGGCAATATAATTTTGCTTCTGCTAAAGTAACTGGCTCTACTATTGGTGCAACAGGAACGGCACTAAAGTCATTAATATAATTAGAATAAGACATATCCTTTTTTTACAAAATTACTTAATTTATTCCAATAAAAAACCCCCACCGAATTGGCAGGGGTTATTATTTACTAATCCTTAGAATTAACCTACGTTACCCATATCAGCAAAGATTGCAGATGTAGTCAACATTAAGTTGATGTCTTCGTAACACTCAATACGAGCAGTTACCAAGTTCTTTTGGAAGTTCTCGCCATTCTCATAAGAAAACTCGATAGCTAAACCTTCTACTTCAACTCTCTCTAAGTAGCTTGCGTCAAAAATTAAAACTTTGTCATCAGTTACCCAAGAAGCAGATACAACTGGTACACCCCAGATTGTGATTCCGCCATTAGGGTTTACGATAACACTACCAGCACCAGCATAGTAACCAGCAGCGATAGTTGCTTTCAATAAACGACCCATTTGAGTTTGAGATACTAAAGCATAAGAAGGAACAAAGTTCGCAGTCTTTTGGTTAGCGATATAGTCTACTAATTGTAACAAATCGTTAGTTTCAGCAGTTGTAGTTGAACCAGTTGCAGCAACAGATACAGTAGAGAAGAACGCAGCGTTCTCAGCCTTGAAGAAATCTCTTTGTAACATTCTTGGTAAAGTTTGAGTCATGAAAGGTAATGACTTCAACATTTGCTTAGAGAAAGTAGAGAAACCAGCTAAGTAGTCGTTTACAACTTTAACTTCAGTCAAAGAGTAGTTGTTCTCACCTTTATCAGCACCTTCAGTTTGAGCAGCGATGTTGTTAGTCAAACCAGCGTTCTCACGATAGTAAACATACAATCCGCTTTCGCTTCTTACTGTTGGGATTAAATCACGGAAGTTGATGCTTTGAGCAGGTTGGATAGCTGGATTTGGAGCATAAGATGCTTGAGCATCACCAGTTAAGTTACCACTTAAAGTCATAGTCTTAACATCAGATAAATCCAAACGGAATTTACCATTGTTCTTTAAAGACTTCTCCATTGCATCGAAATTGCCATCTAATTTTTCTAAGATAACTTCGTCGATGTGCTTTACTTCTTTCTTAGCAGCTTTCTTTTGAGCAGCTAATTGTCCGTCGATTTGTTTTTGTAACTCGTCTTTTACAACAGTTACTTGAGCAGATACCTCTTTAATTTGAGCTTCTGCATTAGCTTGGAAACCTTTAAGGTTCTCAGCCATTTCATTGATTAAATTTTCCATTTTTACTTTTTAAATAGATTGTTAAATTGTTTAATTGCCTTTAATACTTCCTCATTATTTTTTTCTTCTACCACTGGTGTCGGCTCAACTGATGGCTCGGGTTGAGTGATTGTTTCAGTAATTTCCAAAGCCAATAATTCAGCTTGTATTTGTTTTATTTGAATCTCCATTAAAGCAAAGGTGTCATCTGTGAATGTACCACCTCTAAATGCCTTAATTAAGTTTTCTAATCTCATTGATAAGTTTT